AAAGCCTCTCCAGGATTGGGGAAATTCGTCAATACAGCTCTAGGGAACGGAAAATCGATTGATGAGGTCAAAGATTTTATCCGTCAAAAAATCGACGCCTCAGAGCAGACAGAGGCAAAAACGCCCGCTAAATCGAAGAGGAACATTGTCGAGCAGTACGACCCAGAGCTTCACACGTACTTAGAAGGGAAAATAAAAAAAGGTAAAAATCCCCTTGTGGCGGGTGCTCAGGCGATGACGCACGACCGTTTTTCAAAAGTAATCAAAAAAATCATGAAAGACCACAAAGCCCCGTGGTCCGACATTGTCGCGTCGATTTACGGTACGGGAGAAACGGCCCAGACACAGCAGCAGGCCCCACAACCAATTCAGGGGCAGCAACAGCAGGGTGAACAGATGCAACAGCCTGGAGGACAATCTCGGAGGATCGATCAACTCATGGAGCTACTAAATCGCACTCAACAGATGCTAGGCGGTTGACGTGCAGCCTACGGGACAAAATCAGTCTAGAGAGCAGCAGCAGGCAGAGGGGTTGCAGGCTGTTATGGCCGAAATCCTCTCGATCGTAACTGAAATTGTTGCATCTGGTGAGCAGATCGACGACGATACAATGTCGGCCGTGGCAAAACTCATCGAGGCTATCACTCGACGAACATTGCAATTGCGTCTCACTGTCCCAGTGGCAACGCCAGAACTAGACGAGGCACCATTTCCGAGCTCAAACGTAAATTCGTTCAAATACGATCCGAATAAAAGACGTCTTTTTGTGAAATTCATGGGCAAAGACTCCGCCAACGCAGGCCCAACATACCGCTACGAGGGCGTTCCGTCTTTTATTTACGAAGTTTTCAGGAGGGGTGCGGTTGGTCCAAAAACCAGCGGGCGCAACAAATATCACGAGTGGCAAAAAAACGTTATGCCATCTCTCGGCGCGGCGATGCACTGGCTCGTAAAAAACGGCGGATATCCGGCTACTCAGGTTTCCTGATCCAACTGCAAAGGGGAATGTTCCTGGTCAACAGAAGTATTTTTTTGGGAAATTTGGTGCGCGTGAGCGGCATAAAATAGGCAACTCACGACGAAAAAACACCCAATTACACCGCATAGAGACACCACGAGAGCCGGATTGATCGATATCGGGATCGCGTATGCTACAACGTATGCGGCGGATAAAGCGGCCATAATCGCGCTAACCACGGACGAAATCACCAGATACGAACGCAAAGATTTTTTGTTTTTGTCTACGGGCATTTCAACGGGTTTTGGGGTGGAAATAGGTTGCACAGACACTCCAGGGTTCGGTTTTTACGAATCATACTTTTTTGGGGATATTTGTGAAAGACTCATGTACAGATGCCATAAAATTTTCCCGTGAAAATTGCGTTTTGCATTCTAGGCAGCGATGGTTTTGCTTTCCGTGACGGGTATATCCATTGCGCTTGAAGGCTTTGCAGCCGCATTTTGGGCATGAAACGTGCATAATCTCCCTTGTATTTTCTACGATCGTCAGAGGCATCCGAATGAGGGAATCTCATCAAAAAAACTCTAATCCAAACATAGCCACTAAAGTCTTTTTTTGCTACACTGATGCTAGCGTAAGTGTGGTCGCTCCACACAGGTTCTCAGGCTGTTCTGCGCCTCGCCACCGTCGTTTTTTTCGCCATAAAAATAAAATTCACGAGGCATCAAATGACTGCGGCTTTAGGCAATACAGGACCAGGAACACCGTTTGCAACGGGGTGTGACGCATACGTATATCCCCAGTTTATCGGATATGCCCTGAGGGCACCCACCACACAGGACATCCAAAATCCTGGAACTCGATGGCAGGACAACAGCGTAAACCCTCCAGTGATCTACGAAACTACAGGCGCAGGGATTTGGCTGAACAGCTCTGGAGTGCCAGCAACAACCACAACGTTTGGTTCGGTAAAACTATCGACATACGCACAACTAGCGGCAGGTACAGTTCTACCGACAACGGTACCCCTTTCACAGGACGTGTACACGTTCGTCAACACGTACGCGAGCGCAGGCGGAGTTCCTGCCACTGTGAGCGCTCAGGGTATCGTTTTTCTTGCCGCAAACACTGACGTTGTCAGCCCATACACATACACAGAGGGGCCGAACGAGGCCCTGACGCCGTCGAATATTACCCCTATGTTTGCATCTCCGCCGCCCTTGGGTGCAACCGTTCCTGCAGCGGCCACAGTAACGGCCCTCACGTCTGTTGGAACCGCATCGATTAACGCGACAGGCGCCGCAGCCACCACAATAGCTACAGGGGGAACGGGATCGCTAGCTCTAGGGAACGCCACTGGGAACACGACTCTAACTGGTTCGTTTTCCACGCTAACAGCTGCAGGCACATTTGCGGTGGGGACATCTGCGCAGACAGGGACAACGACTATCGTTTCTAGCACCGCGGCAAACTCAGTGCTAATCCAAAATGGGGTTAACACAGGTTCTCAGGTCACCTCAATAAATAATGGTGCGTGTGCCGCCAACTCAACAGTCAATATTTTAAACGGTAATGCGACCGCAGGAACTTTGACGTGTAACATTTTTGGCTCTGTGGCTGCAACGACAGCGGGAACGATCAATCTCGGAACTGGAGCGGCAGCTCACGTCGTGAACGTGGGATCGAGCAGCGCAGGAAATATCACTTCTACAATAGCGTCTGGGAGCACATATTCGGTTGTTGGCAGTGGTGGTATAATTCTGATCGGGAACGACTCCACGGCCAATAAGGTTACTGTTGGTAGCTCTACAGCAGGCGCGACTTTGACGCTCGTCGGTGGAAATAGTATTGCCGTATCTGGAGCGACGGGGACGACAATTACGATCGGAAACGCGGCACAAACGGGACTTATCACCCTAGGTAGCTCCTCAGGAACGTCCACAGTAGCAATCGCGAGCGGAGCTGGAGCATCAACGGTCACAATCGGATCGGGAACAGGAGCGGCAAACGTCACGTCTATCAACAACGGTGCTACAGCGCAAAACGCGACAGTCAATATCCTATCTGGAGCGCAGAGCGCCGGTTTACAGACGTTCAATTTGTTTTCCGCAAACTCGTCTGGAGGGACGCAAACAGTAAACGTTGGGACTGGGACCAATGCCGTTGCTATCAATGTTGGCACGGGAGGAACGGGAGTAAAAACGATTGCAATTGGTTCTGGAGCCGCTGCAAACACTATCACGATCGGTTCCACGACTGCAAACTCCTCTCTTCTACTCCGTTCAGGCACAGGAGGGAGCGGGAACACAACGATTGCGGGGAGCACGGGAGCCACGATTTCAATTGGCGCTTCGGGTCAAACTGCGGCAATCACTCTCGGAAACTCCTCTGGCACGAACACTGTGAACGTCGGTATTGGCAACGGAGCAAACACGCTGAACTTATCTACAGGAACAGGTGGGAACACAATCCACATCGGTGACGGTGCAGGGGTAAACACGATTACGATCGGGAACGGGGCCGGAGCTTCAACCGTGACGCTCGGCTCAACAGACACCACTTCGACAACGACTATAAATTCCGGATCGGGCAACGTGAACGTTGTTGGCGGGAACCTGGCGATTGGGACAGCTGGGAAAATGCTACAAATCAAGGGCGCCGCGTTTGCAGCGACCAATTCTATCGGTTTGGGCACTCTTGTCCTGGGAAGCGTTACAATCGCAAACACGAATATCGCGGCTGGCGACGTGATCCTTCTGACTCGAACCGCCTCAAATGCCTCTACGACCCTAGGCCAGTACACGTACACCATTTCTGCTGGAGCGAGCTTCACCGTAACCGCAGTGATCACCGGAACTCCAGGTTCGACCCAAACAGGAGACCTGTCGTCGTTCTCCTATGTAATTGTCCGACCTGTGTAAAAATTCAATATGGAGAATTTATGTTTAGCGCATTGGCAGTCATGGCACACCGAATCGGGGATCGTGTATACCACCTGATGTGTGCTCCTGATGCCCCTATCGACGAGATAAAGGCGGCTTTGTGGCAGTTCTCGGCTAACGTTGCAAAAATCGAAGGGCAGGCGCTTGAACGTGCTGCTAAAGCCAAGGCCGAGGCCGAGGAGACACGGGAGGCCGAAAATGTCCAGTCCACAGACTGATTTTTTCCAGGCGATCACAGCCTCGCAATTTGATCCCGCATCCCTCACAGGGTCATTCCAGCCCATTTTTGCGTCAGGATTTCCAGATAATATTAAAATTATGACTGCGTACAACGGCAGCGCAGTTACCGTGGACGTCAGCTACGACGGCGTCAATTTACACGGACAGTGGCCACCTGGAGCCACTCTGATAGTCGACCTACAGACCAATCACAGCGGAAATCCACCCTATGGGTCTGGAACTCTAAACGGCAGGTTAGGGCAAAATGTCTGGGTTAGAACTGCTGTAAACCCGCTTTACATTACAATCGGGGGCTTCCGTTGAGCCAATTTTTCGTTGACGGGGGCGGGACAACGGTTCCGGAATTTTTTGTAACAGACGCTGGAACGGCAACCCCGGCATCGCATATCCTAAACGTTTTTGGGGGGCCTGGAACGCACACGACAGGATCGGGAAACACGATAACCATTTCTGTGGCAGGAGCTGGGTTCACGTGGAACGTCGTCACAAGCGCAAACAACGTCGTCACCCTGGCTCCTGAAAACGGTTATATAGCAAAAGGAGGGACGGCCGTCGTCTTCAAATTGCCTCCAACGGCGTCTGTGGGGGATACATACAAAATTGTCGGATATGCAAATCTGTTTACAGTGACTCAGAATGCGGGTCAAAGCATTGTTTTAGGTTTTGGAACAACCACAGCTGGAGTACTCGGGAATGTTACGGCGACAGGTGCTCGCGACACAATGGAAATCGTATGTGTCACCGCAAATCTCGAATTTCAGATAGTTTCGTCTACAGGGAACCCAAGTTTTACATAGGAAATTCATGGCAACAAACAATGCAATCAACCTGCGCTCCTCAGGAGTTGCAACATATGACGGAGCTGGTACGTTTTCGGCATCCACACTGACGAATCACGCAACTCTTGTGGGAGGAACGGCCAGCTCTATCACATCGGTTCTACAGGGAGCGGGACAGTTGCTAATCGGAACGACAGCTAGCGACCCAACGGCTGCGTCTTTAACTGCGGGAACCGGCGTTTCTATCACCAGTGCGTCGGGCTCTATCACGATAAATGCCGTCGGTGGTGCGATGACGTGGACGGTGATCACAGGTGCGTCACAAGCTATGGCGGTAAACAATGGGTATATCGCTAATAATGCCGGACAAATCGCTTTTACGTTGCCGACGACGAGTGCTGTTGGCGACATCATTTCCGTGACAGGCATAAACAACGCCACCGGATGGAAAGTTTCGTACACCACAAACCAGCAAATCTTTTTCGGCGGATCTTCTGCAACAATAACGTCGGGATCAGTGACGTCGACAGCCATCCGAGATACGATTACGATGGTCTGCGTCACAGCAAATTTAACCTGGAACGTTATTTCTAGTGTCGGAAATATCACGGTGGCATAATGGCGACGAACAATTCGGCAAATTTCGGAACTGGAACTTCAGGGCAGGTTTTGACGTCAAACGGCACAGGTGTTGCACCGACATTTCAGAGCGCTGGGGCTGCTGGGGGTGGATCAAATTCGTCCGCATTCCCTCCCTGGGCGTACCTGGACACAAACTTCTACTGGTCTCCCGTCAATAGCTCAAGCCTGTCTACGATCGGATTTCCGTTGGCAAATCAAACGTATTTGCTCGCCTGCGGTTTTGAGCGGGCTTTTACTCTGACATCGGTTTCAATAAAGGCGACGTCGTATGCATCAAATGATTCGGTCAGAATTGGAATGTACAATATGGACAGAACAAACGCGGCTGCTACGTCGATTTTGGTCGATTTTGGTTTGTTGACGGTAACTGGAACAGGCGTTTTTAGCATAGGATCTCTGACGCAAGCGGTTCCGGCCGGATGGTATTATTTTGCTCTGAATTTTAACTCTGTTAATGAAAGATATTTGGGTTATGTCACCTCAGCGAGCACACCGGTATTATATTCTTTAGAGTCGCCTACTCCTGCCGGTGGTTTTTTGTATAACAATGGGGCCGGAACATTTCCTGCGTCGATTTCTGCGGCAACTTTAACCGGAAAAGCAGTTTCACCACCTCCTGGATTATGGATACAAGGTAAATATTGATATGGCGACGAATAATTCGGCAAATTTCGGAACAGGGACAATAGGGCAGGTGTTGACGTCTAATGGAACAGGTGTTGCACCGACGTTTCAGGCAGCACCAGGAGTCGCTTCTTTGTCTCAATGGGCAAACGTTTCTTCAACATTTTATTCCACTGTAACCCCTTATAGCACTCTTTCCGGGGGAGCCCTTAGTGCATCAAGAACTTGGCTAATACCGTTCTCCACAGGCGCTTCTTTTACATTAACGTCGTTAGGAATCGTATGCTCAACGTATTCTTCGCCAGACACGGTTCGTTTGGGAATCTATACTATGAATCAAGGAACGGGGGCGGCGACTCTCCTGACAGACTTTGGAACAATTTCTGTTACGGCAACAGGTTTTTTTTCGGCGTCGTCTTTAACACAGGCTATAACTCCTGGATTTTACTACCTTGCTGTTAATTTAAATACAAACCACAACAATTATAATACCTTAAATTCTGCTCCATCATCGGTGGTTACGTCTTCGGGGGTTCTTGTATTGGGGTTTTTATACAATAACGGCGCAGGCACATTACCCTCATCGATAACGCAAGCTAATTTGAATGGAACCTATCAATCTAATCCTATTTTAACAATTATTCAAGGTCATTGATGGTTACAAATAATTCTTGCAATGTGGATTCAGGTTCTTCGGGACAGGTTTTGACAAGTTCCGGTTCTTCTTCGTCGTTCCAAACATTATCTGCAATTCCGTCTATACCTGCGTGGATAAATGCGGATTCGTCGCTATATTGGTCTCCGGTTGCGTTTAAATGAGCGTTCAATTCGCTTGGGATCAGCACCAACACAGTTTATTTATCGCCATTCTCTACGTCAGGGCCGTTCACGTTGACTGCAGCTGCAGTATATTGCTCGTCATATTCCTCCAACGATTCTGTAAATTTCGGTATTTATTCGATGGATTCCACTGGAGCTGCAACTTTGTCAAATAATTTGGGAACAGCTACCGTCACTGGTACTGGAATTTCTGGAGTGTCGGGCTTGTCTGTTTCCGTTTTGTCGGGGTGGTATTATATAGCGGCGCAGTTCAAATCCAACCATAACAGTTATTATTATGGATCGTCGATTGCACGATTGAACAATGTACAGAATGCTTCGTCATCATATTGTGCGTGGAAATTCGGTGCGGGCTCCGGATCTTTGCCAGCGTCTATTTCAACGGCGAATTTAATTGCATCTTTATCTACAAACACAGAATTAATTTTGATGCAAGGACAGTGAATTTTCATGACAAAACTTTTGATATCCACCCCAGCTTTCGACGGAAAAGTCAACGGTTCGTATGCAGTGGATACCCAACACGAACAAAGAGAGCAAAATGCCCCTAAAAAAAGGTACGTCAAAAAAAATCATCGGTCATAACATCTCAGAGATGGAACGATCTGGACACAAAAAATCGCAGGCAATCGCAGCGGCTCTTAGTCAGGCGCGCCAATCTGGAGCAAAAATCCCAAAAAAACACAAAAAGGATTCTTAAATGCACAAAAAAATCATGACAGCGGCGGCCAAAAAGCTTGAAAAAGACGCTGCGCACTACAAAAAAGAAGCGGCGCACGAAAAAAGCCCCGTAAAAAAGAAGCACGAAAAAGTTGAGATGAAAGAAGCAAAATCAGCGGCAAAAGATTTGAAACACAGGGCAAAAAAAGCGCACGAAAAATGAGAAAAAAATACGAGCGGAAAAATCTCGAACACTATATAGCAGGAATTTTGTCCACGTGGTCGTGGGATGAGTTGGTCGATTTTGTCGGACGCGCCAACGATCTAGCGAGCCTTTTTGCGGACTGCCCGCAAAACAGGGAGATCAGAATGAACGCGCTGGAGGACTACGAAATTATTCGATTGGTTCGTTGCGTGTCGATCATCTGCCAGATCAGTGAGTTGGATGCCCCAAAAATGAACAAGGTTCGTTCCGATTACCCTAATTTTTTTGGGTACCTGCAGGAAATTGCCAAAAAAACCGACGAGGCTACAAACGTGTAAAACGGGTTGACATCGCACAAAACCTTGCAAAAAAAGGGTCTTTTGGGTAAAATGGGGTGTGCTAATTAAGCTTAACGCACATTAATTCTTTATTAACATACCCCAACCTGCAAACCAGGAACCCCACATGACCCTTTCCCTACGACCGACAGCCGAGCTTTCGATCGAACAAATCGAGCTCGTCAAAAAGGCCGCTGCTTACGAAAGTGCCTCCCTTTCGCCGAATACCCTGCGCACGTACGCCTCTCTATGCAAAAAGTTTCAGACGTGGTGTGAGACAAACCAATTCTCTTTTTTGCCGACCTCCGCTGAGACGATCGCCCTATACCTAGCGAGCCTCGGTGAAAAATCGAGCTTCTCAACCATCAACTCCACGATCGCGGCGATCCAGGCATCGCATGAAAAAGCCGGGGCTGCCATCGATGGAGACCGATCGCTTTATCTACGCGTAAAAAAGGGTATTCGGAGAACGCATGCAGGCAACCAAACGCTTAGGCAAGCCCGTGGCATAACGGTATTCTCTCTCTGGGGGGTATGTAGAAAACTAGGAAGTTCACTGAAGGATGTCCGAGATAAGGCGGTCATCACCCTGACGTTTTTCGGCGCGTTTCGGCGATCCGAGGTAGTCAGCCTAGATGTCGAGCATGTTAAATTTACGGATAAAGGCGCTACGATCTCCCTCCTGCAAAGCAAAACGTCGGATACAAAGCAGGATGTCTATATCGCATTTGCAAAAGACCCCGATATTTGTCCCGTGATAGCTCTTAAATCGTGGATATATGGTGCAAAAATCGAGAAATCGGCGCTGTTCCGCTCATTTCTTAAGGGAGATAAAATTTCTGCTAGGCGCCTAGGCGGAGAAACCGTCAGCGATATCATCAAGATTCATTTCGGCGAGGAGTATTCAGGTCACAGTGCAAGGAGGGGGCTCACAACCGCTTCGGCTGATAGGGGCACGCCGATTCACATTATCAAGCAGCACACTCGGCATAAATCTGCAGACATGATCCTTCGATATGTCGATGCGGCGACCGGATTCGAAAACTCGTCTGTATCAGTCTTGGGCCTCTAGACTATTGACGGAAAACCTAATTTTAGGCATCCTGAGGGTTTTCACCTCTGAGGATGCCATGAATTTTTACGAATCACAACAAAACATTAGGCCTTTTGCCCCGGCGATTATCGATTTAGCGCGAATCGAGGGCGTCCCACCCGCAACATTTTTGCAAAATTCAAAGGGAACCCCGTGGACTGCTGAGCAAAAAAAAGCGGCATATAAAAATTTAAACATTTTGGACGGAAACGGTTGGAAAAAAATGCGCGATTTTCAGGGGGAGAGAAAAACGCTTTTGGCACAGTGGCACAGGTATCCTGCTGTGTCTGAACCGTCAGGCCTAAACGCGATGGTAGAAGCCATAATTTCGTCAGTTAAAATTATATTTTCTCTTGCTCATTTAACCTTTTCCGTTATCTGCAATTTCATATCCCAAAAAATTTCAAGGAAAACACTAGACATTCCGCCTGTTTTCTACGTATGCTCTCACGGAGACGAATTTGAGGAATTAACCTCGTCGTAACCCAGGAGTTCTGTGGAAATTTCAGTCCAAAATTACGAAAAACATCCCATACCATATGGGGACGAACAGGCTCTGCGAAAATTTACTCGCGATGCAGAAAAAAACACGCTAAAGGGCATCGCGATCTCTGTAGATGCCTCAAAAACAATGGCTTTGAAAAATCATTTTGATCAAAGTCCCGATGAAACATTTTTTTGGAAAATGCGCCGTATTAGCGCTGGACCGCTAAATATTTTTCGTACTCCCGTTGGAGCAACAGTTCTGGGGCTCCCGTTCGTTGCAACTGGATTTTTTTTGGGGGCAGGCGTCCTGCCAGTAGCGGCAACTCTGGCAGCACTCCCGTTTGGCATCGGCGCATTTACCGCATTTTTAGCTGTAGGATTTGAGGATAGGGTTGATTTTTTGAGAGAGCAATCGCTGCTTTTGATCCAAAAACAGGTAGGCCTTCGCTTATATCAGATGGAGTCGCGTCGGTGCATCGACAGTCTCCACAAAATTTTATCAGAGGGAATTCGGCATCACAGGGCGTCACTGATGTCTGATGAAGAAGAGCGGCTTTTTGATGTCAGTTTCTGCGATTTGTGCTGCGATTTTCCGACGTTGCCAGTGTTTTCTCCTCACGATCACCAAAAACTTCACCCTTTTGAATATCGAGAAATTTGCAATCATCTGGACAACGTAGAGAGAAAAATTTCCTTGTGTGAAAAAAGCGGTGACCATGCTGGTGCGGCATCTCTGAGGGAAAATATCGACCCCTTCCGAGGAAAGCCTTTTTCAAAAGACGAACTTTGCATTGACGAACAGCACCTAAAAGACCGAATTGCGGTTTTAGAAAGAACTTTGGTAGTTTTGCGCTGTAGGTCTGTCAACGCCCCGGATGCCGTTCAGCAATCGGCTATGGAAGCAATTCGAGATTATGCGATTCACTCGTATGACAACGAAAAAGATGTGTTGATGGCCCTTTTGGTGGCAGGCAACGACCTCCATATGCCTGCTAAGTTCAGAGAAGGAATCCAGTTGCAAATGGAGCAAAAGATGTGGGCTGAACATGCCCCACATCTTTTGGCAGAACGCGCAAACGTATAAAAATAAAAAAGGCCATGCGCGAATCCTCCGCGCATGGCCTCGATCGAACGTGTTGGATGAACGATCCGCAATCCCAGGAAAACCTGTATATGCGAATGCATCCTACTACAGTTGGGTTTTAAACGCAACACGCGGTTCATCCCCGCTGCGCGAGCCGGTTCATCCCCGCTTGCGTGGGGAAAGGGGCCTTTTTTTCAGGATTTCACGTTCCGCTAATTTTAGCAGAAATTTGCTCAAGCATTTCGTGGATGGCGTCTTTTTGTTCTGCGCTGATAACAGCAGAGGGGTGCCACACCGCTTTGACAACAGCCCTCAAGCTGCAAATCGCATCTTCGCCGTAATTTTTAGCGCGCTTGTCTGAACTGTCCAACGGAAACGTATCCCGAATTTTTTCGGCCATTTCTTGCTTCGTTTCACCCTGATATTGTTTAATAATAGCCATTTTGCTTTCGGGAGATCCATCGCGCGAGGCGAGCATGCATACAGCCGCTTGCGGCATCGTTTCGAGTTTTTCTTGCAAAACTTTCGGCATTTCACCGTGAAATTCGTAGTAGCGCAAAAATTTGTAGGGCGTTTGGCGGTTGCCATAGGCCGCAAGAAGCCAGGTGGTGAACGCCCCGTCGCGATAGCGCGTTAAAATCTCGTGAGCTTTTTTGATTCGCTCGCCGTGGAAAAGGGCCGACTGGTGTTGAATCGATTTCACTTCGTTTGTAAGGGCAATGAGGGAAAAAAGATCTCTTTGAAAAATTTCGTTGTCTTTGTCGGCGGATTCTTCGTTTTCTATTGAGTGTCGCAAAAGCAGCTCTTCTAGCCCTGCTTTTTCGGAAACGCTTAAGTCTGTTGTTGGCTTTTCAATGATGGCGGTTTTGCTCATAATGATCCTGCGGCTAAATGTGGTGTTCGGTTCATCCCCGCTTGCGCGGGGAGTTTTTTTTGATTAAAATTTTCATCGCGTGGGCTTCACACAACGCCATCTCGATTGGCATTTTAGACTCTGTTGGGGCTTTTTTCAACCGTTTTAGCTCGTTTTCCAATCGTGAAATTTCCGCCAAAACGTCTTCTAGACCCAAAAAATCTGATTGCAGTTGACTCGTCATTTTCCCTCTTTTGTCTATACTTTTATCGTATCATAACGGAGATATTTACGCAACCGTTCATTCGACAATCTGCTAATTTTTGGTCGGCATGAAGTTGCCGAAAGCCTTTTTCGCCTCTCCGTACCCCGAAGCGTCATATCTGTCCGCCGTGTAATCCGAAAAGCGCACGATCTCCTTGCGATAGGTGAGGTTGATGTTGCCGATGCCTCCGTGTCGATTCTTGGCTACGATCAGTTCCGCCATACCCGGCTTGTCATTGGGGTCATAGTACTCGCGACGGAAGAGGAACATCACGATATCGGCATCCTGCTCGATGCTGCCGCTTTCTCTTAAATCGTTCATCATCGGACGGTGCCCGGGGCGCTCTTCGACTTTCCGGGAGAGCTGCGAGAGGCAGAGGATGGGGATGTCGAGTTCGCGAGCCAAGTTTTTGAGCATTCTGGAGATCTCGGAGATCTCGCTTTGGCGGTTCTCCGTCGTTCGGTTTGTGCCGGAGCCGGAGAGAAGCTGCAGGTAGTCGATGACCAACAGGCCTATATTGTAGCTCTCCTTCATCCGCCGGGCGCGGGCGCGCAGGTCGGTGATTTTCAGGCCCGGTTTGTCGTCGATGACCATCACGTGCTTTTGCATTTCGCCGACACTGTAAACGACACTCTGAAACTCGCTGTTGTCGAGCTTTCCGGTTTTGATTCGCGAGGATTCAACTCCCGATCGGGAGCAAACCATCCTATGAACAAGCTGTTCGGCGCTCATCTCCAGAGAAAAAATGCCGACGGAAATGTTGCTCTTGAAGCAGACGTTTTCGGCAACGTTCAGGGCGAAAGCGGTCTTTCCCATCGCCGGACGTGCGGCCAGGATCATTAAATTGGATCGGTTTAACCCGTTGAGCATCTTGTCGACGTCCGAAAAGTGCGAAGGCACCCCCGTGAGCTCGCCTTCCCTGTCGCCGAGCTCCCTATAGCGTTCCTGGCGTGCTTCGAGTTCCTTGATGTAGGGGATCTGCGAGAGCGACTTGACTCCGGAGAGGATCTCTTGCAGCAGAACGCCGCTGCCAGCGTTGGTGCTTTGGCTGATTGTAAAAAAAAGCTGCTGCGCCTCGTCAAGGGAGGAGAGGACATTCGACGGCTCGTTCAGGGCCGTCTTCTCGATCATCTGCGCGGCACTGATCATCTTGCGCAGAATCGACTTGTCGAGCACCTCTCTGGCATATTCTTCTATATGAGCCGATGTCCCGGCGTACTGTGCCAGTGTGGTGACGTAGCCTGGACCGCCGACAGCCTTAAGCTTATCTTGCCGCTTCAGGTCTTCGCAAACAAGGTGCACATCCGCAGGCTTGTCTTCCTTATAGGCCATCTTCAGCGATTGGAAGATGAGCTTGTGCTCGATGTAGTAGAAATCTGAGTCGTCAAGGGCGTCCGCGGCGATGCTCAGGCTGTTGACGTTCGTGAGCATGCAACCCAGAACCATCATCTCCGATTCTTTGGAGCTCGGTGCAATTCTCGTTTTTTGAGTCGTTTTATCCACAAAAAAAACCTCGTGTTTGTGTTTTATGTACATTTTTATGCAATCACAAGGAATATTTATTCGTCGCTTTATGAATCTTCACGGCCGTCATCGTACCCCAAATCGAACGACTCGGGAGCGATTTTTCGATAAGACTGTCCGAGCTCGTACAAGTTTTTCAGCGCGTTGAAAAATTCCTCGGCAGGCAGAGACAGGGAGATTTCTTTGTGCGTTACGGCGCAAACTACGAATTTTTCTCGAATGTCTATGCTATGCCAGCCCAGTTCAGCAGATTTTTCAGCACAGAGCTTTTTGTTTTTTTCGACTTGCTCCGTGATAGGAGAGATTTTTCCGGCCAGTATAGATCGAAAAAACGCGATTCGTTTGCCGAATTTTTTCCCCTGACCATCCTCGTACCTGATGTGATGTATCGCGTCCGTCAGGGCTTTCGGATCGTGAGATCTGATCAGGATGTACAAGATCGACAGGTCGCATCCTAGGTCCAGTTCCGTTAATGCCTCAAGAAGGGGCAATTGTTCGCGTTTAAGCGGCTGTTTGATGCCAGACAACCTCCGGGCTGCCTCGTTGTCGATCGTCGATTCTAGGGGCCTTTCTGTGTCTTTCTGGGTTTCCTGGATATTTCCTCCCTCTTTGCTGCTTAAATCCTCAGACAAAAAGGGCAATGACTCAGAGACCTCCCCGAAAATCGGGGAGGCAGTGACTGTCTTTGCTTTTTTTGAAGATGAGGGCTTGGAGTCAATGACTGTCTTTGCCTTAGTATTTTGTTGTTTAGCTTCAGTACTTAGTAGGGGGCGGTTTTCCGTCGACGGAAAACCCGTCTGCGGCTCACCCGTTCTGTAGAGGGGTTTTTTCGCCTTTTCTTCTGTTTTTTTCATAATCGGCACGGGTTGCGGGAGCTCGTGAAAAATCCAGTCGACATCACCAATTTTTCCATCAATTTCCCGCATCTGGGTCCGGACTAAATACCCGGCGAGCTCCAGTTCGCGCAGGCCACCGCGGACCGCGTCGCGTCCGTCCGTGGCTTGGTTGATCAAATCGCACGTGTGAAACGTCCAGTCGTCTGGCCGCGAAAACGCATAAAGCCAGAGTCCTTTTGCTTTCCACGACAAGCGCCTGTCGGTGCAAATGTGGTTATTTATGCAGGTGTAGTTTTTATTGTGCTGGGCGCGGAAAATTGCCATTTGGCGAATCCTGGGTTAAAAGAATTTCTGGTGTTGCAGAAAAACCCAGGAACTGGCATGCTGTGAATCGTGATACATGTGTTCCTGAGATAAGTGGCGCCATAGGTCTTCTGGTTCCTGGGACTGTAAGCACCGGTCGTTTCCGGGTCTTTCTGTCTTCTGGTTCCTGAGTTCCGCGTAGCGTTACGATTAGCATGTGTTCCTGAGAGAGGTCTGCTTCACTTTGCTGGTGGGGGCAGGCCTTTCGGCATTTAATGGATATTTTCAGTGTACCACTTTTCACGATTCCAGGCCAGGTTTTTTCACAGTCCGGAAAATTTCCGTAGACGTAAATGTAGTGCGATGGCATAATCACGGGTACCATTTTTGTCTAGATCTGTGAGAGTCGTTGCTCGCAGTGTCGAAAGCGCGGGTCGTTATAAGCGACCCGCACGTTTTACTCTGCCCCACCAAAAGTTTTTTCGATCGTTTCTCTGATCAGCATCGGTACGCTGATGCGTCGGCTCTGCAGCTCGCCCAATCGTGCAGCCTCGAGCAATATTTTTGCAACCAAAGTTTTTTCTAAATAAATCGTGCTCTTGGACATCTCGCACCAGTCGCGTGATCCTGGTTTTCGGCCCCGGGGTTTTTGACTACCGGGGCGGCATCCCATCACCGGAAATGCCCAACGGCAATTTCCCGGTTCAAACGGTTTTGTTTCGTCGATACGATCAATGCGCGTTTTGCCTTCGTCCGGCGGTCCGACGTCCTCGATAAATCTGCGATAATTTTTCTCCCACGCGCTAAAAATTGTTGCCCCAGCGCCGCCATATCGCGGATACCACGGGTGTTTTGGGTCCGTACAGCCTAGAACCAGTTTTCTCCAAGCCGTGTAAGATTTTTCTCTAGACACAAACATTTGCTGTCTCCTATGTTTTTGTTTTATGATGCGCGCATGAGGATTTATTGTCAATGCCTATTGCAAATAAATGCAAATCTGTGTAAAATGAGGGGGTATAACAACCAACCCACCCACCCCGCGCTAGGGTCGAATCAAACGCGGGGCGGGTATAACTGGAGGTAACCGTGCTGGAAAAAATAGAAACGTTTGGATACGCCTTGTTTGCAGCAGCCGTGGCGAGCATGCAAATGGCGCAAATTTTTGTCTGGATAACGTCTGAGTGAGCGTAATTTTAAATGCCCGTACGGTTGAGATCCGTACGGGAACTTTCCTGTTGTCGAATGTATAACACAAAACACAATCAGGAGCAACCAAAATGTTTTCTACAACAGAACAAACCGTACCAGCCGGCTATGCACGTGTAACAGACGTGCTGCGGCCGTTCGTCGATTTTTCAGGCATCCCCGATTTTTCTCGCGACGGACTATCACGAGAGGAGGTTTTGGCTCGAGCGGCAGACCGGGGCACACGCGTGCATGCCTACTGTGACATGATAGCAAATCATTTATTTGTCGGCGACGTTGATTTTGATTGTTTGCCATATGTTGACTCGTTTCGAGCGTGGTTCCACGAAAATGTTCAATCTGTTTTTTTGACAGAAAAGAGAGTGAACAGCAAAACACACCTACTTTCGGGACAACTTGATCTGATCTGCACGCTCGCGGGACAAGTCGATCCGCAAATCCACGCGCTGATCGATATAAAAACGCCGTCGACGACGGCGAAAACGTGGCAGTTGCAAACGGCCGCATATCGGATGTTGGCTCTAGATGCGTTCCCCGAGCTGATAGGTCTGCGCCGTTTTTTCCTGCAGCTGTCTCGTACAGGGGGGAAAGCGAGACTCGTCGAGCACACAGACGTACAGGACGAGAAAATCTTCCTGGGAGCGCTGCACCTACACCGATTTTTCGGAGCAAAAAAAAACGACCCAACCGCGTGTTTTCTAGATAAACGTGTTGCGGAAATTTATCCATTCGTGATATAGTAAATGTATACGAAGCGAGATGCTCCCTAGTGACCGGTCCACCAAAACCGGTAGGTTGTAGCGCAAACGGAGTAAAAGCCCTCGGCATCGGCCGAGGGTAAAAAAGAAAAAAACGGGGAAGGGAAAATGGAAATCAAAAAAACAATCAGGTTTTGTGAAATCCCCAAGGCTGTCGCAGATAGCCAAACTCCTCAAATTTTCGAAACGTTTTGGAAAATAGTCCGGAGAGAAATTGTGCACGAACAACTGGAGCAACTTCTGATTTGGGAGGAGCAAGCACAAGAAATTAGAAGAAAGAGCGATTTGTATTTTGCTGAAATTCTTGGATACCAATATGTAGAATTTGAAAATGCCGAAGATTTATTGGATCTGTTATGTGTCCCTGGTGGGTATGGTGAATGTTGGTGCAAAGGCGTGATGAAATCCCCTACGTCTGGATTGTGGTGCGTGGAGATAGCGCAACAAACGATCCCATATTTGGACGGATAAAAAATCGGTCAACGAGGAAAATTCGCGACAAGAAGGTTGCGAAAAATATCCATTCGTGATATAGTAAATGTATACGAAGCGAGATGCTCCCTAGTGACCGGTCCACCAAAACCGGTAGGTTGTAGCGCAAACGGAGTACGAGCCCTCGGCATCGGCCGAGGGTAACTCAAAAAAGAAGACAAAAAAAGGCAATCATGAAAAAATTACTAGGAAGCACATACGATCACAAAGACGCAATCAGGGCACAAGGCGGCCAGTGGAACGCCAAAGAAAAAGCATGGTATGTTTCTGCTGAAAAATATGAGGAGCTACAGGAGGAAATCTACCCGAATTTCCGAAAAATTCAGGCGGAGGCGCGAATCCCAAAACCGTGCGGAGAAAAAACAAAAGCCCTTGTCTCGCAATACGAAGCAATGGATTTTGCGATTTTAGAGATGGTTTCACAGGAAACGCAACAAGATTTTATTTTGGTGTACGACGACTGGTCAAAAATAGAGACCGCGGACAAGAAAAATTATTTGCGTGGTTTTGAATCTCCGATTTTGAGTGAAGTTGCCGAAAAACTCAGCATCCTGAGCGCGTACGTTTTTGACTACAGCCGGGATTTTGAGGCCTCAGGATGGTCCAGCCCAGTGGGTGCATACGAAAACGAGGGAGAAATTTTTGACACAGTGACGAAAAAATTCGAGCATTTTTGCGACAAAGAAATCCTTAGGAGAACATGGTTTTCTGTAAGCCGATCCAAAATCGAAAAAAAGAAACTTCTGTTAGCACAAGCCATGTAAAACCGATTTACACACAACCCAAGGACAAAAATGGAAAATTTATCTACAGAACATGACAGCTATATGAGCGGAGTCGACTACGAACTCGACCTCGACATACACAACGATGAAGCGGCATTTGGGCATATAACCGCAGATGACGTAAATCAGATGGAAGAATATATTTTATCTTTCCAGCGCGCTCGATTTCCTGGTGCTTCTGACGACGACGGAGAGAGGCAGGACGATGACGACGAAGATTTTTTGGCCGCCCGTTTCGACGAAGACGAGGACGAGTGGGATTCATACACGTGCTGCGGCGGGCACGGATGCGACTACTGCCGATGCGTAGGTTGATAGCAAATTTTTAACGTGCCCCCGAGGGGGCCTTTTGGAGGACAAAAATGGATAACGAAGCAAAAACTTTCACGCATAGCGAGCAAATCAACGAAATCGCCGCGGCACTAGCAAAAGCGCAGTCGGAGTTCCGGGGGGCCGAGGAAGACAAAATCAACCCCCATTTCCGATCCAAATATTCCTCCTTGGACGCCCTCTGGGGAGCCTGTAGAGAGGGACTATCAAAAAACGGCATAGCAGTTATACAAGCTCCAAACGGGGATGAGAATCTAAAATTAACCACTATGTTGGTGCACTCGTCTGGGCAGTGGTTCCGATACGATATAACGGCTGGAAAACGCGGAACTCCACAATCCGAGGGGAGTCTGATCACGTACCACAAACGCTACTCGTTGTCTGGGGGAGTAGGAGTTTGTTCTGGCGACGACGACGACGGTAACGCCGCACAAGAGCACGCAAAAAGGTCTCCGCAGACCGCGCAATCCGCTCGACCGCTTGAAAAGCCTCCTGGATACGCGGAATTTTACAAAAAAATAGGTCTCGAGGGAAAAACAAATATCCATATGACCCAATTTGTAGAGGAAATTTGCGGAAGGTCCGGCAAAAACGAGGCCCAAATCGTCCTTGAGGCCATGCAAAACGAGGATTACTTTCTTGAGTGTTTTGAGAGATGGCTTGCACAAAGAAATTAATCGGCAAAGACACCACCCCGCAGCCCTACCGGGGTGGTGTAAAAACTTATTGAGTAAATCAAAATACTTTTGTAAACTTCGGTTTATGGTTTACCCGAATTTTACAGGCTCACCCCGCCATAAATTTCACGCAATACGATGCGAAATGCATGGGAAAAAATTCTCTTCTAAAGCGGAGAGAAATTTTTACGTGAAGCTTTTGGAGAAAACAACATCAGGAGATGTGTTGTTTTTTCTTCGGCAGGTGCCGTTTGAGCTCCCTGGAGGGGTGAAACATTTTATCGATTTCGAGGTGTTTTTTGCTGACGGCACAGTCGAATTTGTTGAGGTCAAAGGCCTCGACACGCCTATGGGAAAGGCAAAAAGAAAAATGGTCGAGGATTTGTACCCAATAAAAATAACGGTGGTTTACAAATGAGCGAAAAAGTTTATGTCCCCGCAACAGCGATCAGAGACATGTGGGAGGTTTTTTATGACTTCAATGAATATAGCTATTTTATGACTGAGCTCCGGGATGCCTGCCTAGAAATTGTTGATCTGTCTACAGATGACGAAGGATATTTTTCCGTGAGTCAGTCAGGGGAGGCAGAAATTTTATGTCGCGCAGGAAAATTTTTCCAGGACAACATTGAGCTGATAAATCAAATCGCCCAGGCATATCACGACAGAAAAATGCAAAAATGAAAATTTGGCAGATAAAGAAAAGTTCAGAATGTTTTTTTTGTGAGGAGTGTAAGTGCTGTGGAAAAAATTGAGTGGAGAAATGAAAAAATAAATTTATCCGATTTAAAAACGCACGCAAAAAATCCGAGAAAAATCAGCAAAGATCAGCTGCGGGACCTGAAAAAATCGTTCGAAAAATTTGGATATTGCGAGGTCGTGGCGATTAACGCTGACGGAACGATACTCGCGGGGCATCAGAGAATCCGCACAATGATCGATCTGAAAATGTCAAAAAATCCTATCGACGTTCGTGTGCCGAATCGGCAACTCTCTGACGCGGAGGCAGACGAATATCTGATACGCAGTAATAAAAACACCGGAGAGTGGGATTTTGAAAAATTGGAGGCTGATTTTTGCGTTCCAGATTTGGTCTCCTGGGGATTCAGCGAGGATGAACTGGGGAAATTTTCTGTGAAAATTGAGGGGGTCGAAGATGATTTCGAGCCAATTATTCCAGAAAATCCAAAAACGAACATCGGAGATTTTTACGAATTAGGTCCACACAAACTCTTTTGTTGCTCATCCACAGACGAAAAAATACGCGAAAAAATTCCTGAAAATCACGTTGACCTGGTCCTCACTGATCCTCCGTACAACATCGCATATGAAGGGAAAACGTCAGAAAAATTAAAAATCCAAAACGACGACATGTCACGCGCCGAATTTAGAGAATTTCTGCTCAAATTCCACAAAAATGCGTTTCATTTTCTGAAACCAGGTCACACAATTTACGTTTTTCATGCAGACATGGAAGGGGAAAATTTCAGGTTTGCGTTTCGAGAGTCGGGATTGAAATTCAGTCAATGTCTAATTTGGGCAAAAAACACTTTGGTTTTCGGCAGATCAGACTACCAGTGGCAGCACGAACCGTGTTTGTACGGATGGAAACCTGGATCAAAACACAGATGGAATAGCGACAGGAAACAAACAACTCTGTTAAAATTCGATCGGCCAGAACGATCTGTAGATCACCCGACGATGAAGCCGGTTCCGCTGTTCTGTTATCTCATAGGAAATAGTTCACTAGAAGGAGACTCTGTTTTTGATGGTTTTTTAGGCTCCGGGACGACTCTCATCGCTTGTGAGCAGATCGGCAGAAAATGTATCGGGTGCGAAATTGATCAAAAATATTGTGACGTGATTGTCGATCGATATCGCGCATACAAAAAATCGCAGGGGGAACCCTGTATCATCAAAAAAAATGGAGTTGAAATCGAAAATGGGTAGAAAACCGACTGGGAATCCTCCGGGTCCACCAAAAAGAAACTTTGTTCCGCCTTTTGATCCGAAAAATCCACATGCCGATCGAAAACCTGTCAAAAAATGGTCTGGGCAGGTGCCAGAAAAACAAATCGACCTTGACCAGGTCCTCTACTGGATAGAGATGCAGGCAACAAAACAGGAAATAGCGGCTTCGTTCAGAATGGACGTTAATACGCTAGAGGGGTATCTTAAAGAGGGTTTTGGGATGGGATTCTCAACGTTAAAAGAAAAGGTTAACGGAACGGGGAAACTTTCTTTGCGCCGTTATCAGTTTAAACAGGCCGAGAATAGTGCCACGATGGCGATTTGGCTGGGAAAATGCTGGCTGGGTCAAACTGACGTGACTGAGGCCTATAAGGAAAGCACAAAACAGCGAGAACTTGACCTCAGCTATGAGAACGGAATTTTGCGAAATAAATTACGAGAAGCGCAAGAAAAAATATCAAAAATAGAGGGGTACGAAATTGACGCGACCACCAAATCGGCTGAATGAGTTTGCGCGACTGCAAACGATTGTGGACCACCTGGAGGACTGTGGAGGCGCTATATCTACACGTCCAGAGATGGCGAAGGAACATCTGAAAAAAGCGTTGTCGATCGCAAAATTGCTCCTAAAACGATATGAGCACCTAAATTTACGCGGAAACGCATTGGACAAATAAGATTTACGTATGAGCCAAAGCCCTAAACAGGACAAATCCCTCGCTGAGTCTAATAGGCGTTTCAACCTATGGGTGGGGGCAGTTCGTTCCGGAAAAACGTACGTTTCAATCGAGAGGTTTTTGCACGAGCTGAAAAACGGTCCAGAGGGAGACGCGATGATCGTGGGTGTCAATCGTAGCACTCTTCAGCGGAACATTATCAACCACATGTACAACCGACTAGGTTTCCCATACCCAACGGAGAAATCGCAAAAAGTCCGACTCTACAACCGAAACGTGTGGTTTGTAGGCGCCCCCGATATTAGTGCAGTGCCTACTATCCAGGGATCCACCCTAGCAATGGCCTACGTCGACGAGGCAACGAATATCCCCGAACCGTTCTGGAAAATGCTGGAATCCCGCCTCAGCGTGCCTGGAGCAAAACTTTTTGCTACGTGCAACCCCGAAGGGCCTGCGCACTTCATCAAGAAAGACTACATTGACAACAAAAAACTTGACTTGGTACACTGGAATTTTCAACTCGACGACAACCCTATCCTCGATGAGGCGTACAAGGAGCAGCTGAAAGCTTCGTACACTGGACTCTGGTATACCCGTTACATTTTGGGGGAATGGGCGCTTTCCCACGGGGCTATATACGATTGCTTCGATCATTACAACGTGTACGACAACCCCCAATCGAACCCCTCATATTACATTGTAGGCATAGACTACGGAACCGTCAACGCAACCTGCGCGGTACTTTGCGCGATCAATCCGCACAAATGGCCTCAGATATGTGTGGAGGCGGAATACTATTTCGACTCGCACAAAGTCGGGCGATCGAAAACCGACGATGAGCTGGTTAGGGATATCAAAGCGTTCATCGGATACAAAAACGTGTCCGCCATCTATGTCGACCCCGCTGCAGCATCGCTCAAAGTGGCCCTGCGCCACGAGGACCTACCCGTTCTGGACGCAAAAAACGACGTGCTCCCGGGGATAAAAACCGTCTACAAGTTCCTAGCGGGGAAAAACTTGGTGTTCCATAGGTCGTGCACAAACCTCAGGGAACAGGTCCAATCGTATACCTGGTGCGGCAAGGCGGCCGATAGAGGCGAGGACAAACCCGACAAATCAAAAAATGCTGATCACGCGTGCGACGCCCTGCGCTACTGTGTCTTTTCAGCGTTCCCTCAGGGGATTTTCAGCCACCCAGACGAGCACCTATCCCACGCACAGCTACGCAAGAGGGTGTTCGAGGACGACGATTTGCATAACTCGTTCAACGCGGAAATCCAATTTTAATGGGACCGTCTTGGCAACTCACCTGCGTAAATTGTTGCATGTCTGGCGTTGTTATACACAACATGAGAAAAAAATTATGTAAAGCTTGCCACATGCGTTTCCTAGACAAGCTATATCCCGAGAGAAGATCCAATCGGTTGAAACGTTGTTTGCAGACCAAAAAGCAGAAAAACCGTGAAAGAATACATGAGGAATGATATTATAAACTTAAATATGGGGTTTTATGGGAAGCTACGAATCGGGAAAATACAGCCTGGGATATGTCGACCCGACTGACGTGGACAACAAATCCCTAAAACAGATGATGGACCATTTTTACGTCTCACACTATAGCACAAACGCGGTTGCGTGGCTGCAGGGAGCGATCGACAAGCGCTTTAAAGCGGGGGATCAGCGACTTTATCAACAGGGATACGGCACAAATCAGAATCAAAACCAAAAATATTTCTTCAACTTGATCAGACGCCATGTCAACATGGTTTGTGGGTTCCAACGCAAAAACAGAAAATCCACGATTTTTCTACCCGTGGGCGACCAGGACGACCCCGTTGCAGATCAGTACAACAAGGTTTTACGCTATTGCGACGACCGAAACGGGTTCCAGGAATATGTTTCTCAGGCGTTTGAGGGGGCTGTCGACACCGGAGAAACGCTTCTTCACATCTATCCAGACTACACCTACGACCCGATTTCTGGAGACCTGTTCGTCGACTGCGTCGCTTATAACAACTACCTCATAGACCAATTTACGCGCAAACAGGACCTGAGCGACTGTAACGGAATTTGGCGACGCCGATGGACGTCTAAAGTAGTGGCGAAAAGCCTGCTCCCAGGCTATGCAGACGAGATCGAGAAGATGAAGCCGGGAGGAATGAAAGACGGGCGCTTCCCTTTGCAAGCCGAACTTCAGAACGTAGCAATCAACAATTTGTTCACCTACGACGAGTTTTACTACCGCACAACGCGAACGGGAAAAATCATACTTGATCCGCATTCTGGAGAGGCCGTGGAGTGGGAAGAGAGCGAAAAAGATGCCGAGGATGAGCTCGAAAATGTGTTCAAAATGCAACCGTGGCTGAAAGTCCACGAGGTTCAGGTGCCTACCGTCAAAATGATCATCGCGCTCGGTGACAAAATCGTTTACCACGGCGCGAACGCGCTGCAGATCGACGATTATCCGTTTGTGCCCGTACAATGCTACGTGGACAACGATATACAAGCGTATGCGTGGAGGAAACAGGGCATCGTTAGAGGGATGCGAGACCCGCAGGCACTTTACAACATGAGAAAGATCATCGAGCTTCAGATCCTGCAGTCCTCTCTAAACGCTGGCTGGGTGTACCCTGTAGACGTAGTGACGGATCCAAAATGTTTCAGGCAGACTTCTGGAGGGGACGGCTTCCTTATCCCGCTAAAAGCCGGACATCTTCCTGGAGAGATCCAGCGCATAGAGCCTGTGAACCTACCATCATCTTTGATGGAGCTATCCAGATCTTTAGCGGAGGATATCACGCAAATTTCCGGCATTAACGAAGAGCTTCTCGGTTCGGCCACAGATGACAAATCCGGAATCCTGTCTATGCTGCGCCAGGGGGCAGGACTGACAACGCTACAAACGATTTTCGACAAATTAGACTACTCGCAAAGGCTCTTTGGAAAAATCACCCTGGCAGCGGTAAGAAAGAACTTTTCAAAAGGCAAAATAAAGAATATACTGGGTCACGAGCCGGACCCGCGCTTTTTCACGTCCCACACGCAAAAATACGGAGTCGCGGTCGAAGAGGGAAATTACTCGACGACGCAACGGCAGATGGAGCTCCAGCAATTAATGACGTTCAAAGAACTGGGTCTTGGCATAGCTGACAAGTCGATTTTACGAGCGGCATTCTTGACAAACAAAAAACAGATCATCGAGGAAATGCAGGAGCAGAACGAGCAACAGGCGCAACAGGCGCAGGCGCAGGCACAGGCCGAACAGCAGATGCAGGACGCAAAAATCCAGGCGATGGCTGCAAAAGCGGGTGTGGACGCAGCTAAACAGGCAGAGACGTTTGCTGCTACTCAGGAGCGGTATGCTAAAGTCGACGATTTGCAGGCAGGTGCGGAGCACAAACGGATGCAAGCCGATTTGGAGCTCGTAAAAATGATGGTGGAGTTGGAGGATATGCAGTTCACCCAATTCCACAACGCTTTTGAGCGGGCTCAAGCGATAAAAGAAGCAAATAAAATTGAATCACAGTCGGCTTTGGCCGTAGGAGTGTAAAATGAAAAAGCACCACGCTCATCACGAGCATGCGCACGCAAAAAAAGCCTCTCACCACGAGCATGAGCACGCGCACCACGCGCACCACGCGCACAAAACCCACCCACACCACCGCGGAGCGGGCATGCCCTATTTCGAATCGCAACACTGGGAAATGAAACCTGGTGAAGTCTCGATGGGGGACGGGAAATACACGCACGGCGAAATGAGCAATCCCGAACATCTGAAACATTCTGTTGACGCCCTGAATCACTACGCAAACACGCACAGAGAAAAACACTGAGGGAGCGCATGAAAAAAAGCCCGTTTAAAAAAGAAATCATGCCTCAGTCGCACTGGCAATTAAATTTGCACTTGACGCCTCAGGGTGGTCCAACGGCATCAGGTGCGTTCCTGCCCACTCCTGGTCGGGATCGTCCGTGCACGCACGTGAAAACCAACGGGTGCGATTACTGATGCGGCAAACAGCTGGAGAGCTATCCAGAAAGGCGCTTTCGGACACGACTCGATACGACGCTCTCGAGGTCGGTCACGCTCTGGCGGACGATCTCGACGTTCAACTCCGGATTTGCATAGAAAATTATCGAGACAAAATCGACGAAAACGAATTTTGTCTCGTCATGCTGATCTCGTCCGACCCCCTCATAGCCAACCTGCAGCGAAGAAAATTCTACGCGTGGCCGTTTCTGCCCAAACCGAGGCCTAATCAGTCCGTTTTTTTGTACAACAAATCGCTAGACCGGATCACTCACAGGCTCTGGGTTCTCCCCTCCGCGATAGTGATGGCGGAGCTGGCCGAAGCAGGGGCGGTTCACAAACGCTACGAGACGATGCAGGCGTGGAGCATAGCTTTTTTCCGCGGCACATTTTGGGATTACGTGCGTCACGACCAGGGTATCACGTTGCAATCGGAAACGGAGTACAGATCACAGCATAGCCAAAAACTCATCGAGGCGAGTGCGCACGAGAGCGAGTTCGCGTTCAGTGAGAGTTTCGATTTCGACAAAATCGCGATCGACCATATCGTAGATACGCAGACAGCCCGAACGGATGAGCTCGCGCTCGATCCTAGCAGGGAGGCAGAGGGCCCCTATAGGGGCATCTAATGACAGGGAATAAATGAGTTTCTGGTAATTCGTCCAGTCGGACACAAGTCGATTTTTTATCTCGACTCTAAAATCTATTGTTTCATTTACAGTCATGGAGGCCTCGCATGAGTTTCAGCCCCGAGAGTACGCCAGAGGCGGATATAAAGCAAGCGGCCCCCTCGATACAATCGACAGAATCGCCGATTGCTCAGGTGTCTGGACAGGAGACAGAAAAACCAGAGGATCCGAACTGGAAAGCCTTCAGAGAGGCACGTAAACAGGATAGAATCCAACTGGAGGAGGCTAAAAAACGGGCGGCAGAGAAGGATGCGGAAGCCGCTGCGATGCGGGCAGCTATGGAAGCCGCTTTTTCGAAACAACCCCCATCTACACAGCAATATGAACAGGACGACGAGGACGAGGACGCGCGCATAGAGAAAAAAGTCCAAAAGGCGATTGCTGCTAGGGAGGCAGAGTTTGAACGGGCACGTCAGCAACGCGAACACCAGGAGTATCCACAACGCCTACAACAGCAGTTCCCCGATTTTAACGCAAAAATCACTCCTGAAACCCTGGATTACCTAGAGTATCACTATCCCGAGGTTGCCAGTCCCCTCAAAAGGCAGCCAGATTCGTACGAAAAATGGGCCGACATTTATCGAGCCGTTTCTCGTTTTGTCCCTGCGGCGGGAGAAACAGCGCAAAAAGACGCACAAAAGGCGGCTCAGAATCTCCACAAACCCAAATCGATGAGCTCCCCAGGAGTTTCAGCACCTGGCGATTCTGTCGGCAGCGCACGTTTGAGCGAGGACAGGAAACAGGCGAACTGGGAACGCATGCAAAAATTATTGAAAAGCGTTGGATGAAAATGGAAATTTAAGTTACATTCAAGATAGCTGAAAAAAAACGCCTCGCTAGCGTGGACAGACTGATGAGCTCGTCACTCAGAACCGATCCACACACCACTAGCGAGGCATTATGTCTTTTTCAACCGGTATCACCGGCATTCAGAATATGGCTCCAGAGTTGCCTGTACAGGCTGCCGAGGACCTTCTCTCCACACCAATGTTTAATTTGATTCACTCTTTTGGCGTTGATCTGCATCACGCAGAGAGCTATATCGGTAAAACCACGCGCATGAGCCGGTTCGAGCGCCTATCTACAGATGGCGGCCAACTCGACGGCTCCGGTATCGATCCAGCCTCTGAGGTGCCCGTTAGGACTGATATCGATGCGACGATGGAAATTTACGCCAAATCGATCGTCACGAACGAACAAGTTATTTTGTGGGAAAATTCCAAAACTCTGACAAAATTTACCGCGCTCCTTGGTCAGTGGCTGCGGGAAAAAGAAGACCTGCTCATGCGCGACCTGTTCGCCTCCTCTGTCTCCTATATCAACGCCACAGGCGGCCTGAACGGGGATCAGCCATCGAATATATCTCTCAACGACGTGAACAACATTGAAAACATTTTGCTTGGCAACGATGCGCGTTCGATGCTGACGAACCTCGAGGCTACCCTCAAATTCGCTACTGGCGGTGTCAGGGACGCATTTATTGCTTTGGCCAACACGAATCTTTGCGCGGATTTCCAGAAAGTGCAGGGCGTGCTTCTGAAAAGCGCCTACCCGACGCAGGAGGGCATCCGTCCTGAGGAGTACTGCTCGATCTCCCGATTCCGCTTTTTCGTTTCGTCGAAAGCCGCACGTACCCCAGGCGTATCCCTGAAGGGGAACACGGTCTACACGATACCTATGTATGGCCTGGAGGCCGCTGCCAAAATCGAACAAAACAATTACACCGCCGTGCTCGGCTATAGACCTCCGTGGGTGGTTTCCAGCGTGGCCCAAAATAGCCAGCTGTACGCGAAATTCGCGATTGCCCGAGCGATCACAAACCAGAATTGGATTTCCGGCCTCAACTGCACAACGTTTCAACCGTCCTAAGGGGGTCATATGCCGTTCACAATCGTATCTCAGGGAACGTTCACTCAGGGCGCGACCGCGACAAATCAAATTATCCCTCTACCTAGCGGGATGGATTATTTTAAAACGTATAATGTCACTCAGGGCGCCATCACAGGCGCAGGAACCTGCATTATCGGAGAATATTACGGGGGTGGGTTGTTCAACGCAAACGATGGTGTGAGGTGGGTAAAATCAAACTCGACAAACGTCATGAGCCTGAGCAATTTCTCGACATCTTCGGCGTCGGCTGGGTTCACGTACGTCACAACGTTTCCCGCCCCTCAGGCTGCTGTTACGGGGACAACGATCACGAACGCGAGTCCGGCTGTGGCCACGGTCACGAACACGTACAGTGAAGGCGATACTGTTGTGATTTACAACAGCGTCGGAGCGCTAATGTACAGCGGCATGACGTTCACGATCAGTTCTGTTAGCGGTTCTGGGTTTACTCTGCTCGGCCTGAACACCCCCGGTAGCGCTGCAACGGCATTCACTGTTCGACGTGTCAACGCGTTTACGCCCGTTGAGCCATCGTTCTTGTTCGTGACCGCGATCACGCAGGCCACGCAGGCACAGGTTACAACATCTCAGACACACGGTCTGGTTGTAGGGCAAAAAATTGAGTTTACGGTCCCCGGGTCGTTTGGCATGGTCCAGCTCAATAACCAAAACCAATCGGGCAGCAAACCGCCTATCGTTACTGCGGTTGTCGACGCGTACAATTTCAAAATCAACGTGAACACATCGGGTTACACCGCATTCGCGTTCCCAGCTAGCTCTCTGTCGCCCACAGCAGCATTGTTCGCTACCGTCGCCCCTGCGGGCCAATCTGCAACGTATAATCCCGTCACAGGGGTAACCACAGGCTATAATTTCACTACCGTTCCGTTCAGGACGGGTGCTTTTGTGCCTTACATGTACGTTCCAGCGGGAGCTCAGTCTCCGGGGGGGCAGGCAAACGACGTGATCGCGTGGCAGGCATTCAAAATGGAAACCGGGACGATTAACAGCCCGATACCGAGCTGATGTCAACCCGTTTTACAATAGCGGGGGTCCTCATGGGCCTCCGCAGATTTTTCGCGGAGAACTTTATGCCGAACCAATATCTGCCGGGGGTCACCCAAATCCCAAGCGCTTTGTTGATTACGGGCATCACGCAGTCTGCGCCTATGGTTGTTTCCGTTTCTGTGCCGTTAGATGCAGCCAACACGTACGTACCGGGGCAGTTGGTGCGCCTGACTGTCCCGCGTACGTGGGGGATGTGGCAGGCAAACGGTCTGACGGCTCGGATTCTTTCCGCAGGCATTGGAACGCTAACCCTTAATGTAGATTCCACAAATTTCGACCAGTTTGTAGACGGGTCATCCAGCGCGGAAACCCCTGCCAGCCTAGCTCCAGCAGGTTCCCAAAATTATCAATTCAGCAACACCTCATCGCAGGTGCCTTTTCAATCACTCAACAACATAGGTAACTAATGAATTTTCTCATGTGCACAGCTGCCGGAGAACAGCACGGTCTAATAAACACCCTCACAAACGCTGTGCAGGGAGACGAGTTCAAATCTATGGCTCCTCACATAAAAGCAAAGGCCGAAAAAGAAAAAAAAGAAGATTGCCGGATGGTCTCTGCCGAGTACATGAACTCCCGGGGAAGGCACGAGCGACTAACAAAACCCTATTGTAGATACGCTGGGGACCCAATTCAGATTTGGCATTTCATTCCAGGGCACACATACCAGGTTCCTTTGGGTCTGGTTCGTGAGGTGAACGACAAAAGCAAAATAATGCCTCAACGAAGTGGTCTTGTCAGCGTGGACGAAAAAAATGTGTCCGACGGAGCTCCACTAGCGAAAGACACCGAGGGACCCTGGTTGCATAGGTTTGTCTCGGCCGGATTCTCAACATGACCTTAGCACCTGCGGTATCAACGTACACCTATATCGAAAGCAAGATCCGCCGGCTCATAGCTACGGCCAGCCAGGCTGCGCTCCCGAGCGCTCAAATCGAGGAGGCTGTAAATCGTTTTTACACGCAGGATTTTCCTTATGCGATCAAAATCGATCAGCAAAGATCGGTTTATAAATTTCTGACTATCCCAAACGTGGATAGGTACCCTTTGGACGTCAACACCTTCCAGGGGATTCGGGCCCCAGTGTATTTCCAGGGAATTTTAGGTAACTTTTTCAAAAATCGAGACCAACTTTATAACCTGTACCCTCGTTATCCAACACAGTTTCAGCCAGCCTCAGGGGACGGAGTAACCACGAATTTTTCGTTTACGCTGTTTGGAAACAACCAGAATCCGTTTCCCCAGCCAAATTTTGGCATTCTGAGCACTCAGGTGATCGTTGGCGGGATAGACAAAAACGGGAACCCGATCCGGATAATCGATGACGGCGGTGCCGTTCTGAATGCATACGGAGTTGGCTCCAATACCACCACAGGGCAGTTGCTGTTTATAAATCAAAACGCGGTGGGGGATAATGTCTACCTCGATTCAACCAACAATCAGCAACCCGCGATTCCTCCTCTGTCTCCCCTGGGTAGCCAGCAGAACGCCAATTTGCCGAATTCTCCGTATCCGCCGACGTCTCTAACGCCGCAGTACTGTGGAACCGTGAACTATGTGACGACCAATTTTACGATAAATTTCCCTGTGGCTCCTGCGGCTGGCACAACGATAAACGTGTGGGCAGCAACGTACAACGTCGGCAGACCATACAACCTGTTGTTCTGGAACAATGAGCTCACGATCCGCCCTGTGCCCGATAACGTTTATCTCGTAGAGGTGGAGGCTTTTCAGACACCCTTGCAGTTCCTGAAAACAACCGACAACCCGATCCTGAACCAGTGGAGCCAGTACATCGCATACGGCACGGCGATTGAACTGCTCAGAGATCGCCAGGACGTGGAGGGAATTGAAAATTTGATGGAGGGATTCAAGCGGCAGGAGGCCCTTGTTCTGGAACGACAATCGATCGAGGAAATCGGACAACCGAACATCACGCTGTTTAACACTGCCCAAAACTCCTACGGAACGGGTTGGGGTATAGGTGCAGGTTTCTGATGGGAAAATATTCGCCGATCAACATAAAAGGGAACAAAGTTGGGCTCGTCCAATCGCGTGAGGAGTTTTTGCTCCCCGACGACGCCTATCCAGTGATGCAGAACGCGTATCTGTGGAGAGAGCGAATCCTGCGCAAGCGAGGTTGTGAGCTACTTGGGCGACTCCAGAGGAATTTATCTGCGGTGTCAATCGGAACGATTTCGTCCGCTGGCGCAGGGGTCCAAACCTATTCTATTTTTTCCATCCTCGGCCTTTCTGGCAGCGAACCGAACGCTTCTATAGTCCCAGGGACGGCATCAAACCCGATTGTGATCTCGATAGGCGCTCCTATTGTGAAAACCCTAACCGACAACACTGGGCAGGGCGTTTTTTCTATTTCATCGGCGGGACGCATCACGTCTGCAACGATCAATTATTCGACAGGAATCGTGACGCTAACGTTTTCTGGTGCAACTGGAGTCTCTGCAGCTACACTGACAGCGTCGTATTATCCGTCGCTCCCAGTGATGGGAATATCTATCCGCGAGCTCCAAAACAGCGCCAACGACCAAACTATTTTTTTCGATCAAAAATACGCGTACAATTTCAACGCGGTTGCCAACGCGTTTCAGGAATTTTTGCCTGGAACCACGTGGAACGCGCAACATGCTGGCGTCGATGCCGTTGATTTTTTCTGGTCGACAAACTATTGGGTCAGCCAAACGCCTCAGTTCGGCACGTCAAACGAAAAATTGTTTTGGGTGACCAACGACACTGGAGCTGCTGGCGTGACAGCGGACCCGATCCGCGTCACAGACGGAACAACCTGGTTCGATTTCAGCCCTGCAAATAGCCAGGGACAAATAGACGCGACAAATTTCCTGACTGGATGCCTGATTTTGTTGCCATTCCGCGGCCGTCTCCTGGCCCTAAACACGTGGGAGGGTCCTGGATACGCATCAGCGTTACCGCACACCAATCGCATACGATGGAGCACGATCGGAAACCCTTTTATCGCGTACGCTGCTGGCCCCCCGGCGACAGGTTCTTGGAGAGACGACATCCGCGGCCAGGGCGGGTTCCTGGACATCCCCACATCCGAGGATATCGTTGCAGCGGGTTTTGTCAGAGACAATTTAGTCATCTATTGCGAGCGCAGCACGTGGCAGCTACGATACACAGGCCGAACAATTGCCCCGTTCCAGATCGAACGCGTGAACTCGGAACTCGGGGCAGAGAGCACATTTTCTGCCGTGCAGTTCGATACATCACTGGTGGGGATAGGCGACAAAGGCATCGTGGAGTGCGATTCGTATAAATCGGAGCGTATCGACGTCAAAATCCCCGACCTTGTTTTCGGTTTCGAAAGCACAAATTCTGCTGTAGAACGCGTGCACGGCATCCGCGATTTCGTTAACCGAATCGCATCATGGACGTACGTAGACGCATCCAACGAAGACGTCTTTCCAAACAAAAGATTGATTTACAATTACGAAAACGATTCGTGGGCAATTTTTCGGGACTCCTACACGTCCATAGGCAACTATCAGCCGCAATCGGGCCGGACTTGGCTGAACACGCCGTTGCCGTGGGTGGATATCGAATGGACCTGGCGCGATCAGTCGTATGGCGTCCCCGATATCGTTGCAGGCAACCAGCAGGGGTTTGTAGAGTACCTAGACGTCGCCAACGTCGTCACAAACGACGTGAGCCTATATATTCAAAATATCACTGGAAGCACCGGCCCCACAGTTATCACAAGCCCGAATCACAATTTGTCCTCTGGCGACGTCGTGAGCCTATCGGGAATCCCGTCTAGCAGTTCGTTTGCCTCCCTGAACGGAATGGTTTTTCAGATTTTTTGGATCGACGTCAATAATTTTTCTTTGTACGCGTTTGATTCGGCCTCTCAGTTGTTCAGCTCGCCTCAGGTCGACGGAGCAGGAACATATTTCGGAGGGGGAGCGATCTCCATCCTGGACAATTTTGTTATCCAAAGCAAAAAATTCAATTTTATGGATGACGGGCAGAACATCCAAATTGGCTACCTCGATATACTGATGGACTCGACAGGCACGTCCAATCCTGGCGCAATTACTCTCAACGTCTACCTTGATTACGACACCTCCTTTCCGTCGAATATCCTGCCTCAAAACGCTCTGAACACTGCCGTGCTCCCAATTCAGCCAGACGCATTTTTCAACTCTACGATCCCAACAACGTTTGCGCCATCCCAATCGATCAAGGGAACAAAAATTTGGCAACGTGTTTACTGCGCAACCCGGGGCACGTTTTTGACCCTCATATACACTTTTTCACCTGCTCAAATGAACGGCATCGAACAGAAACAACACGTTCAAATTGACGCACAGGTTCTGTGGGTGCGTCGTGCGGGCAGAATGACAATAACCTAAAGGTTTTTTTATGCCGTATCAGCCTAATATCCCGACGGGTTCGGTTCCGTTGAATCAGGATTATGCCAATTTGCTGGGAAATTTTCAGAGCCTGGACACAAGTTTTGGAGTCGACCACACGCCTTTTTCGAACTTGTCGGATCAAAACGGCTATCACACAGCGATCCATTTTATCCCCGTGTCGTCAGGGAACCCAAATATCCCACCCACTGGCTACACAAACACGCCAGGGTTCGCGCAGCTTTTCACCGCGACCACAAACGACGGAATCGCCACCGACCAAACGCTTTTTTACGATTCAGGAACAGGGAATAATTTGACACAGATGACGATGAATTTTACTCCCGTGCGAGGCTCGAATGGGTACACCTTTTTGCCAGGAAGAATTCTATATCAGTGGGGCATTGCGACGATTTTAGCAGCGAACATATCTGTGAACGTGCTTTTTGCCACAAGCAACATTGATTTTCCGAGATTTGTTTATAACATTCAGTTAACGTATTTCGTTTCGGATTCGGACAAATCGAATCGACCCCTTAGCGTGCGACCGAGTTCGTTGTCTCTAACGGGATTTCAAATTCAGGGAGGCGGGTCCGTCGCGAATCAGCAGGTTTATTGGACGGCGATAGGGAGCTAGAACATGAATACAAACGACTCACAGCAGCTTGAGAGCTATCTTCCCGTTTACGATGTCGCTCCTGAGACATATGAGGAGGGGCGTGCTTTTTTGGTTGAGCAACTCAAACGAATCGCAGAGGCCGTCAACTCCCGTTCGATCGGTTTCTACCTGGATCAGGAGATCCTGACGGGCAAATCGTTCGTTCCGGGAGTCAATAACAACCAGCAGTTCAGATCGATTTTGCGTACGGTTGTCATTGTGGGTGCTATCACGGCGGGATTGAACACGATAGCGCACGGGATTTCGGTTACCAATAATTTCACTTTGATCGACTTGTGGGCGTCTGCGACAAATTCGACCACGTTTCGTTCGGTGACGTTCGGGAATCCAGACACGATCTATATGGATCAGACAAATATTTACATCACATCTGACGGGGACTATAACCGGTGTAATGCCGTTGTAGAGTACCTGCAAGAGCTTTAGGGGGATTATGGGAGGCTTGAGCAATTTCTTTTTCGGTAGTCCCGAAAAACACGAACAAGTTTCGACGTTGTTGCCAGGGCAAAAGCCCGGATTCAATCAACTGCAAAAGGCTGGTCAGGGATACGGAGCTGGAGGAGCCTTTGGCGATTCTGCAGACTACTACAGAGATATACTGAGCAATGATCCGTCAAAAATGCAGCAATTTTATGCTCCGCAGATGCGGCAATACAACGAGGAAATTGTTCCTGGTTTGTCTGAGCAGTTCGCGGGGATGGGGTCGGGTGGGTTGTCCTCCTCGGGATTCAGAAATGCCCAAATTCAGGGAGCAACCGACCTTAGCGAACGCCTTGGTGCGATCAGGGCCAATTTACGACAACAGGCTGCACAGGGTCTCACAGGCATAGGACAGGCAGGTTTGCAGAATTTTTCTCAGGATCGAATGACTCAGCAGGGTTCACCAGGTTTTCTGTCGTCGGTGGCTCCAATTTTGGGATCTCTGGCGAGCAGTTGGCTCGGAGGATCCGGTACAGGAAAAGCGGCTACGAACACGTCCCCCTACGGCGGCCCCTCAGGGAGCTCTTGGAACATATAAATCGAGGTAGATCGTGGCATCTGGATCGTACACAGTAAAAAACGCAAACGCCTGGGGCCGAATCGGTGAACAGGTTGGAAAAGGCCTTGCGGAGTCGATTCCTCGAGAGGTTGAACGGAGTCGTCTCTCGTCGGGTCTGAACCAGTTTTCTAACGAGTCGGCTAACCTGAACCCTGTCCAACAGCTGGCACAACTGTCCGCGATACCTGGAGTAACCCCCCAGATGCTCCAGACGTTTGGAGAGCTAGCTCGGCAGCAATCGCGCGCAAACGCGTTTCAGGGGCAACCAGGAGGACAACAGGGCGGTTTTCAGGGAGAGCAACGGGGCGGTCAACCCCAATCCATGGGGCAGCAACAGCAGCAACAACAGCAAATGCCCGTTTCCCCGTTTCCGCAGTTCCAATCGGCCCCGTCACAGCCATCGCCATCGATCACGAGAGAGGAGCCTCTAGCGCGTGCCCAGCAAGGGTACATCCCCCCAGCACAGCAGGAGAGATACCAGGAGGCAGAGAGGCGATTTACACAAAGGCCGGCATTCTACAACAACGATCCTGCTCAGGCTATCTCGGAGGTGGATCGAGAGGTGGCCATCGAGGATCAGAGGCAACAGGCGTTCGAGAGGCTCGAAACAAAACTCACTGGGTTGCAGGAAAAAGCGGTAGGGGCGTTGCGCGGTCGTCAGGCCGCCTTGAGCGCTCAAGGCGTTCCTGAAAACGTGTATTCTAAAATAGAAGACCAGTTTATTCAGGACACAAAAGCCAAATCGGAAGGTGGTCGTGGGTCGCCTATCGAACAAGCGGCCAAAAAATATGGGCAACAGCTCGATGACATCGCGCGCGATTACGGATCGGTCGGTACGATAGGTAGCTGGGGTCTAACCGACACGTCAGCAAAAAAAGCTCAGCAAACAATCAAGTCTCTCCAAAAACGCTTTGCAGAGCGTGGAGACACGGAAAATTTTGCAGATCAACTAATCGCAAAAAGCGGATTATCACCGTCCACAGCGTACGCTATGGCACAACCCGTAAGAGACAATAAAGAATTGAATCTTGCAATGTCCAAAATCCCCTTTGTACAAAGAACCGTTCAACACGCTGGCCGGAACCCATCTAGGGGTTCTAACGAAAAAATTGAAGACATACAAAGAAAAACTCTAGAAATATCAAAAATCTTGTCGAAATCTCTAGGAAAAACAGGAAGTCCCCTTGCAGTAGCGTATGAGCTACAAAAAAAAGGGTATGACCCACAAATTTGGTTAGACTACCTCACAGAGCACGCAGACGAATTGGATCTGCCTCCGAGCCAGCAGAGACAGTTAGCTAAACCAGACAGTTTGACTGGAACGTGGGGCGATTGGTGGCTAAACTCGTTTACAGGGGTGGAATAATGCAACCGTGGCAAGAGGCAAATGAAGAGATCGTGGACCAGGGGAATAGGACCTCTAACCTAGCAAAAAATGCGGCCTACACAGGCTTATCAGCGGCATCGGCATTCGCTGGGGGAGGATTGATTAGCCGAGTGCTCCCGTTCCTCAACAAATATATCCCCGAAAACCTGGTTCGTAAGGGACTGGAGAAAGCCTCTCCAGGATTGGGGAAATTCGTCAATACAGCTCTAGGGAACGGAAAATCGATTGATGAGGTCAAAGATTTTATCCGTCAAAAAATCGACGCCTCAGAGCAGACAGAGGCAAAAACGCCCGCTAAATCGAAGAGG